GCCGGTCCTCATCGCGGACGATGCGGGCGGATGGGCCACCATCCACCAGCCGGTCGCGATGATCTGGGCGCACCTGCTCTGGCGCGGCGGAGAGGAGCGGCGGCTGGCCGGCCGACCCGAACAGGCCGCGCGTCATGAGGTCAGCTTGCGCTGGCGGGCGGGCGTGACCGCGGGAATGCGCCTCACCGGACCGGGCATGACGCTCGGCATCCTTTCGGCGGGCGACCCGGACGGAACACGCCGACGCCTCGTCTGCCTTTGCGAGGAGATCACGCCATGATGGACGCCGTCATCGCCCTGCGCCGGGTCATCCAGGCCTGCCTTGTCGCCGACGCCGAGCTGACCGCCCTGCTTGGCGGCCCGCACCTCTATGACGAGCCGCCGCGCGCGGCCGCCGGCCCGTACATCGTCCATGGCGATGTCGAAGCCCGGGACTGGTCGACCGGCACCGAGGAGGGCTGCGAGCAGGCCCTGTCCCTCGTGGTCTGGGCCCGGAGCGGCGGCGAGAGCGCTGCCGCGCTGACGATCGCCGCTCGCCTTGCAGCCCTGCTGCATGACGCGCCGCTGAGCCCGGCGGGCCACCGTCTCGTGCAGATCCGCCAGACCGGCCTCGACCTCAGGCGCGATGCCCGCACCGGGCTCTCCAGCGCCACTGTGCGCCTGCGCTGCGTCACCGAACGCCTCTGAACCTACAGGAAAGGACTAGCCATGACTGCCCAACGCGGCCGGGACCTGCTGCTGCGCCTTGAGAGCGCGCCCGGCACCTTCACCACCGTGGCCGGCCTGCGGGCCCGGCAGATCGCCTTCAATGCCGAGGCTGTGGACATCACCCACGCCGAATCGAGCGGGCGCTGGCGCGAGTTGCTTGCCGGGGCCGGAATGCGTCGTGCCGCGATCTCGGGCGCGGGCGTGTTCCGCGATGAGGCGTCCCATGCGCTGGTGCGCCAGATCTTCTTCGATGGCGACCTCCGCGCCTGGCAGGTGGTGATCCCGGATTTCGGGCGCGTGCAGGGGCTGTTCCAGCTCTCCACGCTCGAATATCGCGGCGAGCACGCGGCCGAGGTCACGTTCGAGCTGTCGCTCGAGTCCGCCGGCCCGCTCACCTTCACGGCGATCTGAGCCATGGCGAACCGGCATCGCGGCGAGATCCCGCTGCAGATCGGGGGCCGACGCCTCGGGCTGCGCCTCACACTCGGCGGCCTCGCGGAACTGGAGGACGCCATGGACGCGGGCGACCTTGCCGGGCTGGCCGAGCGCTTCAGCGCGGGCCGGCTCCGCGCACGCGACGTGATCGGCCTGCTGCGCATCGGCCTGGACGGCGCGGGGCATCAACTGTCCGACGCCGACATCGCGGCGCTGGGGCTCGATCACGGCCTCGTCCCCGTGATCGAAGCCATCGCGGCCATGCTGGTCACGACTTTCGGGGATCAGGGCGAGGCTGGCGCTGCTCCGGCGCAGGCGAGCGGCGAGGCTGCCACGGAACCCTGTCCCAACCCTTGACCGCCGCAGGTGGCCTGTCCTCCGCGAGACGCGCGCCGGCCTTCCCCTGGGCCGATGCGCTGGCGCTCGGTCTGGGCCACCTGCGGCTGCCCCCCGACACATTCTGGTCCCTGACCCCGCGCGAACTCGCACTGATGGCCGGCGCTGGCCAGACCCGCACCGCGCCGCTCGACCGGGACCGCCTCGAGGACCTGATCCGCCAGCATGGCTGAGCGCCGCGCCATTCGCCTGCACTTGACCCCAACCGTGACGGGATGCGACCCATGACGCCTGACGAGACCCCAGCAGCAGATGCGGACCACCCGCTCCGTATGCAGTCCAAACTGCTGCGCGAACTCAATGCGAGCGCTGCGAGCTTCGGCAGCACCCTGTCCAGCGCCTTCGCCAGAGGCGCCGTCGAGGGACGACGTTTCGAGGATGTGCTGCGCAGCATCGGCCTGCGCCTTTCGCAGTCGCTCCTGAAATCCGCCTTCAAGCCGCTCGAACAGGGCGTCTCCGGCCTTCTGTCCGAAGGTTTGAAGGCGATACTCGGCGGGCTGGGAAGCGGCGGCGCCAGCGCAGGGGCGCCCCTGCAGCTCATGGGTTCGGTCAGGCCCTTCGCCGATGGCGGCGTGGTCGGCCAGCCCACCTATTTCGGCATGGGCCGCAATCTGGGCCTGATGGGCGAGGCGGGCGCCGAGGCCATCCTGCCCCTGGCGCGCGGCCCTGACGGCAAGCTCGGCGTCAGCGCTGCGGGGCAGGGTGCCGCGCCGGTCAGCATCACGGTCAACATTGCCGCGGCGGATCTAGAAAGCTTCCGCCGTTCGGAAGGGCAGATCTCGGCCGCCATGGCCCGCGCCGTCTCGCGCGGGCGCCGCACGCTCTGACTGGAGGTCTCATGAGCTTCGCCGATTTCCACGAGGTGCGCTTCCCGCTCGAGATTTCCCGCGGCGCGCGGGGCGGGCCGGCCCGCCGCACCGACATCGTCACGCTCGCCTCGGGCCGCGAGCATCGCAATGCGCGCTGGCAGCATTCGCGGCGCCGCTACGACGCTGGTTATGGCGTGAGGACGCTCGCCGCTCTGGCCGATGTCGTCGCCTTCTTCGAGGAGCGACGTGGTCGCCTCATCGGCTTTCGCTGGCGCGATCCGCTCGACTGGACCACCGCGCCGGGCAATGCGCCGCCCAGCGCGCTCGACCAGCCGATAGGGCAGGGCGACGGCGTCCGCACCGTCTTCGCGCTGGTCAAGCGCTATGGCTCAGCTCACGCGCCCTACGACCGGCCCATCGTGAAGCCCGTGGCCGGCACGGCGCGGCTTGCCGTCGACGGCGTGCCGCTGTCGCCATCGGCCTTTGCTGTCGACGCCGCAAGCGGCCTCGTCACGCTCGCCGCGCCGCCGCCCGCAGGCGCGGCCGTGCGCGCAGGCTTCGAGTTCGACGTGCCGGTGCGCTTCGACATCGACGAGATCGATGTGGAGCTCAGCGCCTTCGAGGCCGGCGCCATTCCCCGCATTCCTCTGATCGAACTGGTGATCTGACCATGCGCGCCATCCATCCAGGCCTTGCCGCCCATCTGGCCGGCGCCGTGACGACGCTCGCCCGCTGCTGGACGCTCACCCGCGCCGACGGCGTTGTGATGGGCTTCACCGATCACGACTGCGATCTCGTCATCGACGGCGTGGCCCACAAGGCCCGATCCGGCCTCGAAGCCAGCGAGGCGCAGAGCGAACTGGGCTTTGCTGTGGCCAGCATCGATGTAGCCGGCGTGCTCCATTCGAAGGGCATCACCGAGGCCGACATTGCGCGGGGCGTCTATGACGGCGCCGAGGTTGTCATCCATCTCGTGGACTGGAGCGATCCTGCCAACCGCCAGCGTCTGGACGTGCTGACGATCGGAGAGATCACCCGCGGCGATACGGGCTTCACCGCCGAATTGAGGGGAGCGGCCCATCGCCATGACGAGGAGCGCGGACGGCTCTATGCCATGCGCTGCGGGGCCGACCTGGGCGATGCGCGCTGCACGGTCGCGTTGACGTCCCACGCCGCCACCATCGCGGCCACCGATGGCCATGGCTGGATCACGGTCGCAGGCCTCGCCGGGATTTTGGCTGGCCGGTTCACCGGCGGACGGCTGTTCGTGCTGGGCGGCGCGAATGCGGGCCACATGGTGGAGATCAGGCGTCACCGGCTTGAGGGGGGATCCCACCGCATCGAGCTCTGGCTCGATTCCCCAAGCCCGCTGGCAGTTGGCGATGCGGTCAGCCTCGCGCCCGGCTGCGACAAGAGTTTCGCCACATGCCGTGACCGCTTCGGCAACAGCGTCAACTTCCAGGGCTTTCCGCATATTCCGGGCGGCGACTTCCTGTTCCAGGTCGCGTCTGAGGATGGCGGGCAGGCGTTTGACGGCGGGAGCCTCTTCCGGTGAAGGGCCGCGACGACATCGTCGCCGCGGCCCGCGGCTGGATCGCCACGCCCTACCGGCATCAGGCATCCTTGCGCGGCGTCGGGTGCGATTGCCTCGGGCTCGTGCGCGGGGTCTGGCGCGAGCGCTACGGCGCCGAGCCCGAAGCCTTGCCGGCGTATACGCCGAACTGGGCCGAGAGCCTGCCGGTGCGGGATGCCGCCGGACAGTCCGGGCCTGCCGAGCCGCTTCTCGAGGCTGCGGCGCGTCATCTCCTGCCTGTGGAGATCGGACGCCTTCTGCCCGGCGATGTGCTCGCCTTCCGCTGGCGGCCCCATTTGCCGGCCAAGCACCTCGCCATCCTCAGCGCGCCGGGGCTGATGATCCACGCACATGACGGCGCTTGCGTCTGTGAGGCGCCCTTCGGCCCCTGGTGGCGGCGACGCCTCGCAGCCGCCTTCCGCTTTCCGGAGATCACGCGATGACAACGCTCGTGTTGCAGGCCGCCGGCTCTGCCATCGGCTCCTATTTCGGC